TATCAGCAGAAACCTTTCCACCAGTTTAACTCGTACAAGGGCAATGCGAATCCCAACACGAGAGATCTTGGTATCGCGAAGAGGCAGCTCCAGAACAACCCCCTCGCGCATGGTCTTTACCAGTAAGATTTTAGATCGTCAGATAAAAACAGTCATTAAAATAGTATCCCCCTATTTTAATGAAGGTACACACCCTTAACATAGATAGTAGTGAAAGAGATACGAGTATCTATACGTACGCCAATAATTATGTCGTAAATTTAGACAATCCTATTTATGATATATCCAACATAAAGCTCGTGTCTGCTCGTATTCCTACTCCCCAATTGATGACATCAGCCACGAACAAAACATTTAGTGTAGATGGTGTAGATATTACACTAAATGAAACAAACTATTCAAATGGGTACGTGTTAGCTGAAGACTTGGATATAGAACTTGCACCTTCCAATAGTCATATAGACAGTGTCATATTCGACGAGGAAACAGATTCACTGGTATTTTCAAACACACAAGCAACAGATGATTTCACAATTGAATTTTACGATGGTACGAATGGGTATTTGAGTAATACTTCACCATTAACAACACCACATCAGATTATGGGTTTTAGTTCAAAAAACTTTACGTCTACCAACAATACTCTTCGTTCGGGTGCCATAAATTTGAATGGTCCAAATTCACTCGTGTTAAAACTTACGACTGGTTCTGATGAATTCACTCAAACTGTGTACACGTCAACACCTTTTTATACAGGTCATATACTCCTGGATGGCTCTGATTTTATAAACTTCAATGGTGCTGATGATGTACTAGTGCATCACTTCCATTCTGGGAGTCAGAAGATGATAAAGGATGTCAAAGTTGAATTCTTTTACATGAGTCATGGTCGACTCATCCCATATGATTTTAGAAATCAGGACCATATATTGAAATTTGAGATAACAGGTTCTACTGATAAACTTGAGAATTTACCAAAAGTTCCCATAGAAGAACCAAAGAAGGTTGAGAAAGAAGAGCCAATAATAAGTATTCCTGAGGTGATTAAGAATTCTTATACATGGAGAAAGGAGTATCTCTATATTGCGCTTATTGTTATAGTTGGTCTACTTCTGATATTTTTTATGAAGGGTAAACCAATTAGCGGGTCACCGCGTAGACGGGTTGCGCGGGCTTAGTGACCTTACCGGTAATGCGGGAGATTACAAGGAATACAACCACAGAGAGGAGGGAGGTAAGGATAGCGGTAAGCGCGTACTGAGCACCACCGTTCTTGGGAACCTTTACGATCTGGGTGATGGTCCAGCGAACAAAGTCCATCCACGACATAGCCGCGGCGAACGAGAAACCACCAACAATCGAGTTGAGAGTTTGGGTCTGGAGTTCCTGGGTGACGAGGTTTACGGTCTGGAGAGCAGCGGCCGACATTGTGTTTGTTATACAGTATTACAAGAAAATTATTCTAGTTTAACTTCTTCCTTCTTGACTATCTTCTTAAACTTTTTAGTTTTGATTGATTTTGTTTTTGAAAACAATGCCTCATCATCTGATGAATCATCACTAGAGCTGGAGTCTAAATTAGAAATGTGTAATTTACTCTTATTCTACGAGAATGTCCAACCATCAGGCTCTGAGATGCTCATTACTATTAATAGCATTTTTTAACATGTGTTCTGTCGGATTCTGAGGAACCCATGTGTTCCACCTATCATATGCTTCATTCATTTGGAGAAATGTTTGATCATTTCCTGAGTATCTCTCGAATATAGGACATTCATCATCAGAAACAACCTCCATTTCTTCATCAGATTCAGATTCAGAGTCTTCTTCCTGATAAATATCGGGGAACATCGTTCCCGTCGTTTGACCAACTGTGTACATAGCACAGTATTTCATTGCATATTCCATGTCTTCTGGAAGAAGTGTATCTCTTCCACAAGCTTTAGAATATTCAGCTGCGAGTATCACACCCCGTTCAAAAACGGGTAGGAGAATGTTGGTCATACTGGTAATGTATTGTTCTGCCATACCATCACCACCATCACCGAAACCAGTTTGCATGTTCATCTTTAGTATTTCAAATCAAAAATAGTTTTCGCGGTTCCCTCACCTACACGAAGGATATTGTAGTTTGCAGCGTATACACGAATTTGTCTTGCATAATCTACACATGGTGTCAGACTTAGGTCTAAGAATTGTTCTTTTACGAGACTGAAATTGACCTGTCCAGTTGGGTACCATTCTTCCGGTTGTAATGCAAAACTATAAGAGTAGAAGCGTCTAATGAGCTGTGTCTTTGAATGATGTATAGCCGCCTGGACCGCCTTGAGGAATACCATGTTCCCTGTGTCCTCTGTAATAATTTCCTGACCATCGAGGGTAAGTTTGAGGTGGTCTAGGTTTTCGTACAGGATGTACTTGTTCCCTGTTTCTTCGAGTGTATTGTCATAATCGAATAGGGTGACGAAGTTCCCTTCTGAGACACCATCTCCTGCTGTCCCCTGTCTTTGAACGACGAAATACAACTCTTTCACTGGGTTTACAAAATCGAGTTTGAACTTTCCAGTATTGACACCGACCCCGATATCAAAAACATTTTCCTGGATTTGTGTGATGAGATAGTCTCGTTTTGTCTTTCGAATCTTGATTCTTTCTTCACAATCCAAGTACACAACTTCTGTGCAAAGCTGAAAATCCTTGATGTTTAAAGTCTCTCCTGTAATGTCTCCATATTCTCCGTTGATTTTGATCACCATGTCCTGTGCTTTTCTCAAATTGAATTCAACTTCAACCTCTTGGAGATCTATAGCACATAGTGGTATAGCGAGTTCTGGATTGTTGTAAAAGTAAAATGGTAAATCCACAAAAAAGCTTACATCTTCCGTGTTCCCTAGTGCATTACGGGCAACAATGAGTGGATTCGAAACACGTCTAAATGCTGTCCTCTCGGGGAATTTACCGATGAGTTCTTCAAGTGCATCTTGCTTCGTTTGTGTGACGAAATGTTCGGAATATATTTGAAGGTAATCACTCGTTAAACGTTGAATAACTTTACCACCGATGATGAGGTCTACATAATCGATGAGAGCGTGTCCAGCTGATTCTATATAACAGACTGAGGATGTGGTAATAGAAGGAAGTGTGACTTTCAAACTCAGAGTTTTCAATAAATCACCCTGATTTTGGGGGATTTTAAACCTAACCTTTTTTCCAAAATTAGCTTCGTTTTCTGGGTCTAGATCGACATATTGATTTGAAAAGTTTGAATGCCTTTTAAATGTTTCTATGAAATGACTATAGTCTGGGTCCAACGTAAAGAACTTCTCTTGAGGCCCTGAAGACGTCAACTGAAGTTCACCAGCCATTACTATTATATCCACCTAAAATTTTAAACCAGCTAAACCACTATCTATTCTCAATACATTGTAGTTTATTGCGTATACACGAGTGTTGTTATCACTATCTGCGTATTTGGGGTCGATGGTTATCTTAAACAACTTATGAGCTATGCGACTCATGTTCACCTGTCCAGTAGGGTAAGGCATTTCAGGTTGGAGGGAGAAGGAGTACATACCAAACTCTGCTGGTCCAAACTTGAAAGCACTTCCAAATGGGGCACCGGGTGTAATGACACCAGAGTATGGTGAATTTACATGGTGTTTTAATGATTGTTCATATACCAGGAACTTATTGTTTCGATTGAAGACGACTTCATTATTGAAACGAAGTTCTGCATTCGTTATCGTATTGTATTCATTTGGGTAGTTGTTTTGGAAAGAAACATCGGACTGTGATACAAACATAAGTTCTTTGACTGGGTGTTTGAAGTTGAGCATGACTGATTTTGTAGTATCACCCGCCTTCATTTTGAATTTAGACATCTGAACCTGTGTGATGACATAATCTAAAGGTCTAGACATCAGAAAGTTAGTTTCGTCTGGTGTGACGTATACAAACTCTGTATCCAACGAAAACTTCTTGATAGCGGCTGTATCACCTGGTTCAGCACCACCAAATGTCAGTTCCGATAAGGGTCTTGTCTTGATTCGTACTTCCACAACCTGTTTCGTCAGGGCACAGGTTGGTATAGCTAGGGATGAATTCCTATAAAAGTAGAAGGGTAAGTCTATGAAATAGGTGTACTCTGTACCAGAAGCATAACTCAATATATTACCATGCCCATTTAGGAAGTATAGTGTCTGATCTATATCATCACTCGTGTTGTAGAGCTGCTGATGCATGTAAATGTATTCGCCTGTAATACGTTCAATAGGTTGTCCTCCGATGAGAAGTTCAGCATGTTCAATAAGATGGGTTATAACAGAGGGACACCAAATCGTGTTATTCACACCACCACTATCAGGTGTTGGATCTTGAAGTGTGATCTTCAGTGTTAAGTTTTTAACCAAATCACCTTTATCACCAGGTATTCTACACGTGATGCTCTTATCAAAGTCTATGGTTCCATCAAATTGACTTTCTATGTAGTCAAATGCAAACTTTGAATGTCTCTTAAATTTCGTCAGGAAGTAAGAAAACTGTGGTTCACCTGTAAGCCATTCGTCTTGTACCCCTGTGGCAGCAAGTCTCAAACGACCAGCCATTCCTAATGTATATGAGTAAAATTTTGTTAAATAAAACGAAACACTACAGTAGAATGAATCTCCAGTTGAGGAAATTTAAACCCGAGACTATCACGGATGATCGGGTATGTGTTTTTATTGGAAAGCGTAATACTGGTAAGTCGACCCTGGTGAAAGACATCATGTATCATAAGAAGCACCTTCCCGCTGGTATTGTTCTTTCAGGAACAGAAGAGGGGAACCACTTTTATTCAGAATTCATTCCTGACTTGTTTGTCTATGGTGATTACGATAGAGAGGCTATCGAAAGAGTTATGGCGAGACAACGTAAATTGATAGGTAGTGGTAAAAAGAATTGTGGTGCTTT